TCTGGAAGCCAATGGGTGGCAGGTGTACAAGATTGTCAAGACCAACGGTCAGTGGGTGGAGGGTGAGATGGACCCCGCCAAGCCTGCATACACGTTCTACACGGGTCAGGAGTCAGCCGAGGAGCGCGAGCTGACACGCCAGATCTTCAATGGCAAGTACGAATCGTCCTTTCCTGCGTCCCTGAAGACGAGTGTGGAATCCCGCGGAAAGAAGTTATTGTGCCTGCTGATGGCATCGTCCTCCGGCGCAGAAGGCATTACGCTTGCCAATGTGCGCCATGTCCACATTCTGGAGCCGCACTGGACTCCTGCGCGTCACGATCAGGTCATTGGTCGGGCTATCCGTATTTGCTCCCACGCAACGCTCCCTGCAGAAGAGAGGACAGTGCGTATTAGCTTTTACGTGGCAGTGTTCACGGACAAGCAATCCAAGTCCAACGAGTTTCCGAACATCACGCCGATTCGTCGTGCCGATACAGCCATGAAGCGGTATGAGGGCGGTGGACCCGTAGAGACGTTCATGTCGGCTGACGAGTATCTCTACGAGATTTCGTTTGAGAAGAACCAGGTGAACCAGAAGATTGGAACCCTGCTGAAGCAAGCCGCAGTGGATTGCGAGATTCACCGCAAACTCCACGCCAAGGAGAAGCCGGTGATTTCGTGTATGCGCTTTGACAGCACCATTACAGGTGAAGATTTGGCGTTCAAGCCATCAGTGAAGTCTGAGGACCTAGACGCCACATACCTGCGAAACATGGAGCGCAAGTCGCGGAGGCTCCAGCGCGTCGTCATCAAGGGCATTCTGTTCCTGATTGATCCAATGACCGCAGAGGTGTTTGACGGAATTGCCTTTGACGACAACCACCGTCTGATTCCTGTTGGACGCAAGATCTCGGACACACAGATTCGGTGGGTGCTTGAAGGCAGACCGACTTACGAGGCGAGGTGAAGGTCCTCCAGCCACCCGTCGCAAATCTTCGTCCAGCTCTTGAAGGGAAACGACCGCACAGCTGCCTTGCGTGTATCCAGTGTCTCGACCATCTCGGACATCTTCGCGGCGAGCACGTCGGGGTCAAAGACAGGTGCAGAGAATCCGAGCGGCATAGAGCCTGCAAAGTACTGGATACCTGACGGTGGAACAAACACAGTCACATCGTCACTCAAAAACGACCGGTAGCTACCCACGTCCGTCACCAGCTGCGGCGCGCCCGTGTACAGGTGCTCCAACTGACACAGACCGAATCCCTCTCCGTCCGATGTATTGATACCAATGTCGGTCATATTGTAGATCTCGTTAATCTGCCCATCCGACAGGGTGTTCGGAGGTGCTGTGTCTACGATCATGAGTCGGTTGGCAAACGCCTCTGGAGTCAGACCCGCGCGCTTCAGCTCGGCTATGTAGATGCGCTGGAGGTCGTAGAACGCACCGTGCTGGGGGTTCATGGCTGTGGCAACCATAAGGTGCACGGGCTCCTTCGTCATGGTCAGCAGCTTTACGAACCCCATAACCATCAGGTCCAGGCGCTTGCGCTGGCTGTTGCGATTGGCATTGAGGAACACGATTGCATCGGTAGGAATCTTCAGTCCACGACGAAGAGCCATTCGCTGCTCGCGGGGCATGCACGTAAACTCAGTCGCATCAATCCCGTGCTCAATGACACTCGGCACCTTGGACTCGGGGGAATAGGACGCATACGTGTCCGCCCACGACTGCGTGAAACAATAGACGCGGTCCGCCTGCTTGTTCATGAGGTCAACCAGCGGCTGGGCAATTCCGTGGTACACCTGATCTACGTAAAGCCACAGCTTGAAGGGTGAAGTAGCCTTGTCATACTTCATTGCCTCGATAAACTTGCAGATGATGAGCGGGTCATTGTAGATCATGACCACGTCAGGGCGCACCATGTCTAGGTACTCGGCAATCTTGTTGAATCCGAAGCCCTCCTCGCGCGGATCCTCGTTCGACGCGGCATCGTACCCTACGATTCCATCTGGGAGCTTTCGGACATTCTTGCGGTCAGGATGGCGCTGGAATCCAAAGTGGAACGTCTTGACCTTCGGGGACAGCGACGCAACTTGGCGGAGGAGGTTGTAGGCTACCTTGGCGTACCCAGTGGTCTGATCTACGTGCGTGCTGACGAGAACGAAGCGCATTGTATCAATTCTCTCCGCTCTGTATAAATAGAATGCAAGTCAACTCTGCTCAGGATTACCTGACGCGTATCAAGCGGCAGGTGATTGCCAAGACATACACGGCTAACCCGCCGTTCGGCAAGAACAAGGTTGCGTCCACGTACCTGAGTCTGAAGGCGAACAATGCCACGCAGTACCAGTTGAATGTTGCAGCCGCGTGCCGTGGGAACAATACGTGCAGCGGATTGGGTGAGACCAATACATCCCACTGCTGTTCGCAGAGTGGTGTTCTCTATTAAACAATGATGTTCCTTAACTACAAATGCCTGGTGCGCTTCTCCAGTTGGTGGGCGTTGGGGCTCAGAACGAGTTGATTAACGGCAACCCGTCCATGACCCACTTTCGTAGCACCTACAAGCGCCACACGAACTTTGCCATGGAGCATATACGGGTGGACTTTTCGTCTTCCAACCTCAATTTTGACGTAGCCCAGACACGGAAGTTGTCAGCCCGTATCGACCGCTACGCCCAGTTGCTCAATGACTGTTACATGGTCTTGACGCTTCCCGATATCTGGTCTCCGTTGGTTCCGCTGACGGCGGCTCCGCCTACTGGGTACGATAGTCGGTGCACAGCCATTGGCTACGAGTTTCAGTGGGTTTCAAACATCGGGTACAATCTGATTGACTACATTGAACTCACAATGAATGGACAGGTTATTCAGACGATTCCTGGCGAGTGGCTGAAGCTGTACTCCCACTTGACGTTCAATGGAACCAAGTTGTCAACCGTCAACCAAATGGTAGGCAACGTGCCCGAGATGTACGACCCCGCGAACGCATTTGACCGACAGGGACAGTATCCCCACGCAGTCTCGTACGCCACCCCTGCGCGTGACGCGAGTGGAAACCTGATTTTCCCAGGCGCGACTATTCCCGAGCCGTCCATTCGCTCGCGCCAGCTGGTCGTGCCCCTCCATTTCTGGTTCTGCGAATCTGTGGGCTCTGCGCTGCCGCTGGTGTCGCTTCAGAACACCGAGGTCTACATCAACGTCGTGCTCCGCCCCCTGAACTATCTGTATACGGTGATTGATGTTGTCTCCACCTCTCCCACGTATGGACAACGTATCCGTCCAACGGGATCGTATCCGTTGGGGCTGTTCTTGACACCCTCACTGCCGAACGGATCGCCCACGAATGCGGGCGTCACGAACTTCAATCCAGATCCGTACTTGGAGTGCAACTTCTTCTACTTGACCGAGCAGGAGATGGAACAGCTCGCGGTTGCCGACCAGAGCTACATGCTGAAGGAAATCAGCTTCGTGGGGTCGGAGGGACAATATGGACCAAATACGGATTTGCTCCTCCCCATGCGGAACTTGGTGTCGCGTGTTACGTGGGTGGCGATGCGATCGGACAGCATCGCGACCAATGCGTGGGACAACTACACGAACTGGCCCAATCCCAACCGGGCACCCTGGAGTGCGAACACGTCCGATGTGGCGACCAGTTTGTACGCATCTGGACAACAGCAGGTGACCTCCGTGTTCCCTAGGGACATTGTGATTGACGGCACCCTATTGTTCGACGGCAATGAGCGCCTCCAAGTCAAGCCGTCGGACTACTACTCACTGTTGGAAACATACCGCTTTGCGAGTGGCACAACGCCCAGTCAGCTTCCGGGTGTCTACATGTATTCGTTTGCACTGAACAATGACGAGTACCAACCGTCAGGAGCCGCAAACGGAAGCAAGGTCAACAAACCTGTACTGCGTTTAACCCTGCAGCAACCCCTACCGGCTACGAACCAGATTTTCCAGTTTGTAGGCGTGGGCGGTATCTCGGGAACTACGCTAACACTCACATCAGGTGGTCCGTTCGTGGTTGGCGCTATTCTATCCGGTATAGGAGTGACTCCAGGAACCACCGTCACGGCAGTCAATGGATCCACATACACGGTGACTCCCTCACAGACTGTCCCCCCGGGAACTGTGATTATCGCGACACTCCCCGCGCCCACCACCACAACCGTGTGCGTATTGAAGTCAACAGCCCTGAGCACAAATCCAGTCATCATTCCACCTGGACAACTGTCACTCTACACACCCGACCAGGTCTTGACCATTGTACAGAACACGAACAATGCCACAGTGGTGTTTGCGTATACATACACCGTGAACGCATATGTAGAGTCTTACAACTACCTGCGTGTCGTGAGCGGGTTGGCTAATCTTGTGTTTGCTTCTTAACAATATGAGCAACCCTCCTCCCGTGAAGGTAAGCCCTAGACCAACAAGGCGGGACGTGAATGAGAACATTGGTAACGTAGGGATCGCCACCGTGCCACTGTCGACAATCCCGCAGCCGCCGACGTACTCGTTTCCTTCTGTAGAGACTCGGAATCTGCGGCTCGTGGCTGCAACCTTTGTCTATGGACAGCAAAGTGTGGACTCCATCAAGTACATCAAGCCCCACATTTCCTACGGATATGTCGAGTATCCCATGAAGTCCCTGCTCGCTGACCTGAAGGATGCAAATGCGATTACAGATGTTGACAATGCAGACGCACTCAGACTTCATCCTCCAAAGTTGTTCGTCAAGTACATTGACCCCGAGGGGTACCATTCACTGGAGTTCGGAATGGAGGACATTATCATTTTGGGGAAACTGAGTGCGTGGGGTCTGTTTCTGAAGAAGCCAGGGGAGTTGAGCTGGGCGGCTGCTCTGACTGCAGGTCGTATCCAGTTCTGGTTGGCAGTGGCGGTGTTTTGGGTCTTGATGATTGTGTGGGCGTACAAGATGTGGGCACATATGGGCGACATGGGACTGACATTCACGAATGCGACATCTGAGAAATTTGGTGACTACGGAATGTTCTTTGCTAGATTCGCAGGACTGCTTGCTCCGTTTGGACTCACAAAGTACGTCATGGCATTTATTGCCGCATTGGCTCCCGTCTGGTCCTTCTGTATCCAGTTGGCACTCTGGTACTTTGTGGACAGCCGGCTGACAAGCAGGCTTGGACCCGGACCACCGCTCACGCTTCCGAACTTGCCGTCCATGCCGAAGTTTCCGTCCATGGGCGCGGCGGCAGGATCAGCACCGCAGGTTTCGGATGCCCAACTTGATCAGGGAATTGCCACCGCTCGTACCATGCCTGGTGCCGCTGGAATGGCTGCACGACTCCTACCCAAATCCTTAATTCGCAGCTTTGTATAATGCTCGACGGTATCTGGTTCGCGGCGGGCGTTACGTTTGGGCTGTTGCTGTCATCCGTTGTCATTCCGCCTCGTCGTACAGTCTCCAAGGTCCCTGATCCGATGGATGAGAAGGTGGTGTACCACACGGACACGGGATGCGTCCACATAGAAGCCACGGAAGTTCCATGTACGTCCGAGACAGACTCCTTCAACTTACTTGCCTCTCTTAAGAAGTAAGGGAATGTTGAACATCACGTCCGCAATCGAACGGGCTAAGCCGTTCTTTTCCTTTATTGTCGGTCTGGGATTGGCGGCGCTGCTGTTTCATCGCGACTTTGTGACCCACTATACCTTGGCACTGCCACTGGACGATCTGCGCACCAAGACGAATCGGGTGAACGGCAAGTGCTATCGCTACCGCGTGGAAGACGCGGCGTGTGAAAAGATGCCTTCAGTATAAACAATGGACAGTGACTCGACCTCCTTGGATGCCCTGCTTCCTTCGCCGCAAGGCAATCAGTCCGCCCCGCCGCTGATCCCCATGCCGTCAACTGAGCAGACGACACAGGGGTCAATGATTCCGTCCTTCAAGCCGACCCTGCCCCAAATGGGATTCATGTTCCGCAACCTGAAGCTATACTTTTGCTTCTTTGTGGCTGCAGCCATCATTTCCCTGTCCACACCGCGAAATATGCTCCTTCAGTACCTGCCGTCCATGTACACCAGTGGCGGTGTGGTCTCGTGGCAGGGCGCAGGTGTCTTGGGTGCCGCCGCTGTCGTGATTGCCCATCTGTTGTCCGTGTTCCTCGGTAGTGTGGGGATTTAAGAGGCTCGAGGGTGAATAAGCAATGAGCGCACCTGCATGGGTTTATCCCAACATCTGCTTGGGCGCGGGCGCATCGTTAACGCCGTTCTTTGTCGTCACCAATCGGATAACCCACGTTATCAACTGTGCATACAGTGAGAATTCACCCGCGTGGTTTCGGCAGTCGCATCCAACTTGTTATGCTCAGTTGGACGCTCACGACTCCACCCAAGTGAAGATATTGGACTGGTACCCTGCTTTTGAAACCGCAATGCGGACCTTTCTGCGAGCCCCAAATGCCGTGGTTTTTGTCCACTGTCAGGCGGGCATCAACCGGTCTGCCTTCTTGCTGCTCTACTTCATGTGCAAAAACTTTGGATTGGACTTCCCGACATTGCTGTCCGCGGTTCGCAAGCAGAGACCACAGATTTGCCAGAACCCTGCCTTTATGGAGGAAGTCATGGCGGCGTTGAAGGTGCCGACGCCCCCGAAGGCATCTACATAAACAGCCACAATAGACACCATGGATGTATTCAAGGTGAGGCGGACACGGGAAACGGGATCGGCGTCCATCGGGACGC